AATATTTACGGAAAAATGGAATTAAAGGAGCATACTTGTCCTTGCTGCGGTCACAAAACAACCAAAGTACACGATTACAGAAATCAAAAAATCAAAGATATATCTATGTTTGCAAAACAAGTTTATAAAAAGATTATTGACAACGTAGATTTGAGTATCGAGGACTTTGGTCTTACACGTTGGGCGTATGGTGATGCGTGGAACAGCGGTTACGGCTTGGGTAAAAGCCTTGTAGATAAGCTTGACGCATTTGAGCTTGGCAAAGTGCCTGATATGGGAAGTTTGACGGCGAATGACAACTCCTTAGAGGATACCCTCGGAGATGTGGCGGACGGTGTTGACAGCATAGCAAACAACACCGAGGAGATAAAAAATAACTCCGATATAGTAGATTTAATCAGAGACTATCATTCAAGGCTGGCAACGCAGAAAAGCACAACCCAGTATGTAACAATTGATATGAGCGGACAGACCAACCATATAAACAAGAGTATGGAGCTGTCGGATTTAATGGACAGTATTGTCAATTCGGCAAGGCAAGCGGCTGCCGTAATGACGGAGGGGGTATAAGATGGCGTATCAGATTTATATAGGCGGTGAGCTTATGCCCGTAACGCCAAGCAAAATTAAAGCCAAGTACAAGGGTAACAACACAGAGGTTGACCTTATCAACGGGGTGCACATCAACCGCATAAATGAGTATAAGCTCCCTGAGTGGAGTATGAGCCTTTTAATACCTGCATTTAAGTACCCATTTGTAAATGAGATTGGAGAGTCAATAGGCGTATCACGTAATCGAGATTACTACCTAAACCACTTCAACGATTTGGCGGCACGCAAGCAGGGCTTTAACTTTATGATTGTACGTACTCTGCCGAATGGTGATTTTGACTTTGGTAACAGCACGGGGAGCTTTATAAGCAACAACAACGGCATAATCGTTAATACCGCTGTGAGCTTGGAGGACTACACCGTTACGGATGATGCAGGAGAAGGCTTTGACATCACAATTGATGTTACGCTTAAAAAGTGGGTGGGCTATGGCACACAGAAGATTAAGCTTGACAGTAATAATAATGTTGTGGCAAGCTCCTCTGCCGCAAGGGTTGATACAAAGCAAACAGCTAAAAGCTATACCGTTAAAAGTGGCGATACGCTCTACAATATTTGCCGAGCTGAACTTGGTGACGGAAGTAAATATAAGGAGATTACAGAGCTGAACGGGATTGCAAATGCCGATAAGATTTATGTAGGGCAAGTGATAAGGCTGGGGTAAAAGGGTTGACAAATACGTGTAACACGTATATAATAATACCGTAAGGAGGAGTGGCTATGAGATTTAGAGAGCTTGAAAAAATCATCAAAGATGATGGTTGGTATTTAGCTGATAGCTCGGGTTCACATCACCAGTACAGGCACCCTACAAAAAAGGGTAAAGTAACAATACCAAGGCATACGGGTGACATTAATCCAATAGTTGTAAAATCCGTCTTACGACAGGCTGGGCTTACCAGGTAAGTAAGCCCGGTTTCTGCTTTTTAAATTTTAAGGCTTGGGAGGTATTTATTATGAAATTAATTTATCCTGCTATTTTTTATCCCGAGGATAACGGTAGCTATTCTGTAATTATACCAGATTTAAACGGAACAGCAACACAAGGGGATACACTTGCGGAGGCTATAGATATGGCTGTAGATGCTTGCGGCTTGTATATTTACACATCAATCAAGGATAGGGAGCCTATACCGGAAGCAACAAAGCTTGAGGATATTAAGGTTGATGATGAAAAGGCTTTCGTAAACCTTGTTCTTGTTGATATGACTGAATATTCCAAAAAGCACAATGAAAAGGCAGTAAAAAAGACACTTACTATACCTGCTTGGTTAAATAGTGAGGCTATGGCGGCAGGTATTAACTTCTCTGCCGTACTGCAAGAGGCATTACAGGAAAAGCTTTTAGCTAAATAAGATTTTTTAGACACTTCAAATAGGGGTGTCTTTTTTGTGCCTGAAAGTGAGGTGATTTAATGGCAAGTAATGCAGATATGGTTAAGGTGGCAAAGGCTGAGCTAAAAGAGGGTGTAAGCGGCAAACCCAACAAATATACAAAGTGGTACGGCATGACGGACGAATGGTGCGGTATGTTTGTAGCATACTGTGCCAACAAGGCAGGCGTACCTACAAGCGTTATACCTAAGTTGGCAAGTGTAAGCGGTTATCTTGATTTTGCAAAGAAAAAGTCTAGGTTTAAGTCAAAGGACAGCGGATACGACCCTGCACCCGGTGACATCATGATACAAAAATCCAATGGTGCAAGCCATGTGGGCATTGTTATCTACGGTGATACAAAGACCTTTACCACTATCGAGGGCAATTGTAGTAATGCGGTCAAGCTGCAACATCACAATATGTCAAACAGCAACCTGACGGGCTTTTTTGTACCGGACTATGACGAGGAGGGTACTGTTATAACCGAGGATACCGAAAGCGGTACAGGCACAAGCGAAAAGGCAGAGCTTTGCTCCACCACAATAAAAAGCGTCATCACGGTAGGTGGTGAGATTGAGCAAAAAAAGCTGTATCGGTATATTAATGATGAGGAAAACGGTATTGAAATACACATCATAAACAAGGGCATTGACTACAGACCGCTTGTTGTAAGCGGTATAAAGTGGACTACACAATGGCAGGATACGGCAGGCAAGCTTGAATTTTCTATCCTAAAGGACAGCGCCTTGGATATTCAAGAGGGTAATGCCGTTATATTCCGTATGAGCGGTGCGGGTGTGTTTTACGGCTACATCTTTGAAAAGTCTAGGGTAAAGGATGGCATTATAAAAATAACGGCGTATGACCAGCTCAGATATTTAAAAAATACCGATACCTATTGCTACAAGGCACGGCGGTATGATGAGGTGCTTGCTATGATTGCGGCAGACCACCGATTGACGTTAGGCACGCTTGAAAATACGCAGTATGTTATACCGGGGCGTGTAAGAAATGATGAAACCTTGTTTGACACGCTAAAGGATGCAAGGGAGCTTACCAAGAATGCAACGGGCATTGACTATGTACTGTTTGATGATTTTGGGGAGCTGTCAATAAAAAGTACGGACAGCCTGCAAACGGATTACCTACTGTGCGCCGAAACAGCCGAAAACTTCAGCTACAAATCAAGTATTGATGATGACGTATACAACTGCATACAGCTTTACCGTGATGATGACAGCACGGGCAATCGAGAAAAGTATGTATTTAAAGATGCGGAAACGATTAACAAGTGGGGACTTTTGCAAACATCCTATAAGCTTGAAAACGGAGACAATCCTTATGCGTTGGGTCCTTTGGTGCTAAAGGCTCTTAATCAAAAAAAGCGAGAGCTTGAGGTTAAGGGGTGCTTTGGCGATTTAAGGCTGAGAGCCGGAGCAAAGCTTTGTGTTAATCTTGACCTTGGGGATGTATTGTACAAGAATGTAAACCCTATAATCACAAAGGCAGTACACAGCTTTAATGAGCAGTACACCTGTGATTTGACTCTTTTGGGAGGTGAGCCCTATATCGGATAGCACGGATTTTATAAAATTGATAAAAGAAACAGCCGTAAGTGCCGTAAATGCAGGCAAGCCCTGTGGTATTGCTTTCGGTACGGTGACAGACGTTATAGCACAAGACGGTGAGGTTATCAATGTTAAGGTTAGGCTTGATGTAAAGCTGATTATTGATATTGATTTTCTGCTTTTCGGCAAAAGACTAACCAAGTATGAGGTAGATGTGGGTGACAAGCTGATACTCCTAAGACAGACGGGAGGTCAGCTTTTTTATGTTATGGATAAGGTTGGTGATGATAATGCTACCGAGTAGCTCCAATGTAACGGTGATAGGTGAAGATGCGCAGGAGATGCCTAATACTACCTATTGCCTTGATATGGAAAATAAGAGGATAAGGGGCAAGGTTACGGATGATTTGGAGGCTGTGAAACAGGCGGTATATTTGATACTCCGTACCGAAAGATACGATTACCTCATCTACGGCAGAAACTACGGTATCGAGCTTAAAGAGCTGTTTGGGAGTGAAAAGAACTATGTAATGCCTATGCTCGTGAAAAATATCAGCGAGGCGTTGCTTGCCGATGACAGGATTGTTAATGTTAAGGATTTCAGCTTTGACATTAAGGGTGGCGGTGTATACTGCGTGGGCTTTACGGTTGTAAGCAAGTATGGTGAATTTAGTGAGGAGGTGTCCTTGAGTGTTTGAAAATATGACCTTTGACAGTATTATGGAGAGTTGTTTGGCACAGGTCAGCTCGGAGGTAGACAAGCGTGAGGGTAGCATTATATATGATGCGTTAGCCCCTGCGGTGCTGGAGCTTGTCAATTTTTACATAAGCCTTGATATTTTCCTTGATGAAGCCTTTGCCGATACGGCAACAAGGGACTACCTTGTGCGTAGAGCTTTGGAACGTGGCTTAGAACCTTATGCGGCAACCAAGGCGGTGCTAAAGGGTGTGTTTAATCAAGCTGTGGATATAGGCAGTCGGTTTAATCTTGAAACGCTTAACTATGTTGTGACCGAGCTGATTGACGATGAAACACATACCTATAAGCTGGAGTGTGAAACGGCAGGAGCAGACGGAAATTTATACTTAGGCAAGATGACACCTATTGATTATATTGACGGACTTACCTCTGCCAAGCTCACAGAGGTGCTTGTGTATGGTGAGGATGAGGAGCATACGGAGGTATTTCGCAAGCGTTATCTTGAAAGCATAAACACACAAGCCTTTGCCGGTAATGTTGCGGATTATAAACAAAGGGTTAAGGCTCTTGATGGTGTAGGACAGGTAAGAGTATACCGTGCAGATGAGTGGAACGGTGGCGGTACGGTTAAGCTTGTTATAACGGACAGTAACAACGGTGTTCCAACAACCGAGCTTATATCGGAGGTACAAGAGGCGGTTGACCCTATTGAAAATACGGGCAAGGGTATTGGCTTTGCACCTATCGGGCATATCGTGACGGTGGCAGGTGTTAACGCCGAGGAGATTGATGTTGATTTAAGCGTGGTGATTAAAGATGGATACACGGTTGAGGGTTTAAAGCCGTATATAATCGAGAAAATCAACGGCTACTTTGAGGAGCTTAACTCTGCTTGGGAGGATAACTATAATACTGACGAGGATTGCATATCTATTGTGGCAAGCCGTCTTGCAAGCGATGTGCAGAGCGTTACGGGTATAAGCAATATCACGGGCATAACCGTAGGTAGCGTGGGCTTTGGTGGTGTTTATGTATTGCCGAGGGACAGCTTTGCGAAGCTTAACCTGCAGGACTTGGAGGTGAATGTTGATGGAGCGTGATATTGACCCAATTAAGTATTTACCACCCGTTATGCAGGAGGTAAGGGAGATACAAGAGCTTTATAAGGTGGTACGCCCAGAGCTGGAGCTTCTCTACCTTGAAAGTAAACGCTCGCTCGATGAGTGCTTTGTGCTGTCTGCGGAGGGCTACGGCTTGGAGCGTATGGAGAGTATGCTGGGTATAACGCCTTATACGGATGACAGCGTGGAGGATAGGAGGTTGAGGATACTCACTAAGCTTAACGGTGATACGCCGTACACATTTGAGAGGCTGTATGACAAGCTGAAAACCTTGTGTGGTGAGGATAACGTGTATATGGCGTATTCAAAGGATATTTATACGCTTGATGTGCAGATAAGCCTTATTGCAAAACGGCAGTTTGAAACTGTGAAGGAGATGCTGCTTGAGATTGTACCGTGCAACATATCCCTGCGGTGTCTTTTGATGTACAACACACATAGGACCCTGAGTGCCTTTACGCATAAAACCTTGAGTGCGTATACGCACAGGCAGTTAATCGAGGAGGTGGTGGGCTGATGAATTTAACCGTAAGTATAACAGACAGAACGCCGAAACCGAGAGTTATTAATGTAAAGCAATATTCAAGCGGGGTTGACACAATAACCTTTATCATTAATGACAGCATACCCGACCCGTCAAAAGAGACTGAGGGAGATGTTGTATGTGAGGTTATCGGCGGTGGCTACATACAGGTACTGACGTTGAATAACAACCGTGCGGTATGGAGTATAGCGGCACAGTTTACACAAAAAAGCGGTAGCTTTGGGGTACAGCTTAAGGTAAGCGGTAAGGACAGCGAATGGTTAAGTGATGTAATGCTGTTAATTGTAAGTGAAAGTGAGGACGGAAGCAATGTAATAACTCAGCAGAGCGGCTACGGTGTTGTCGGCGATTGTTTTGAGTACGCATACGGCATCACGGACAACGGCGTTGTGGGTGTTGCCAAATAACGGAGGTGGAATAAATGGCATACAGTGATTATATACAAATTTATGATGTAAGAGAATGTGCCGGCATTGGCACGAATGACAACAGAGCCACACAGGTAGAAAAAATGGCAGAGTGGCTAAACAAG